AAGTTCATATTCGCTGTCGATTGAAATGACCTCATGCGCTCAACTGCGTGTGCAGGAGATTGTTTGGCAATAGTTTTGAGTAGTGTTGCGCTAATAGCGGGGTTATCAAAGTAGTTCATTATATTTCTTTCCTTATGTTTTCAAAAATTTTCTCAATAGCTTTTTCGTCTTCTAGTTTGCGCTCGATTTCTCGTTCTATTTTATCTTGTTTTAGTTCTTGTAAAATCCAAAACGGAAACCAAATTGGAACTGTCAACACCATCGCTACGCACATTAGTATTTGCCCGACCACAGGCAGTTTGTCATATAAGTTGTCGTTATTCATTTTTGCTTCCTTTTCTTGTAAAAGAGTTAAACCATTCGTTAAACATTTCTCAGTTCGTGCCATCTATCACCAACAATTCTGGTTTACAGACTTCTATTGCATCAGCAAGGGCTAGCCGTAAATTACAGACCCGATAAACCCCATTGTATGGTGTGGTGCTGTCTGCCACCCTTTCCCATAACTCCTCTTGGGTAATATCGCCATCGTATCCCTCAAACAATTTGATGTGCCAAGGATAAATTGCGTCATATTTGCCACCCCAAAACACACCAAAGTTTTGATGGACGCTACCTGTATACCCTATGTAGTCGGGGCGTTGACCACCCGCTCTCCTATGGCGTAACCAACCAAATCTTCTCACAAGACCCAGTTGCGTTTCATATTCTATGGGCTTAGTAATCTTGGTAGCTTTTCGTCTAGCCATACTAATCCTTTCGGTTATTCTTTTCATAAAGGGTAACATTTTCAGTTGATGTTACATCAATTACTTCTTGTAGCATTTCCATTTCCCATCGAATCGCATCCTCAACAATCTTTCGCAAAGCAGATGGAAGTATTTTTGAACACACCCAAAGATGGTTGTTGTATTCATCCGATTCGTCAATCTCAACCCTGCATTGAATATCGTTTTCATCCAACTCGCTCTTTTCAATTCTATTTTTAATTGAGAAATACAAATCGTCATTCGCAACATTTTTGATAAACATGTCTGCAAAGTCGAGTTCTGGTTGGTCGCTAACATTGTCCATCGAACCTTCAAAGTGCTTTGCGATTGTGTGCCTGTTTCCGCATATCCATATCCTGAATGTTTGTTTCTTTTTCATTTTCATTTCATTTATCCTTTCGGCGTTAGCCTTGCACATCATTATGCAGAAGATGGCACTCGTAAGAATGCCATCCACTTCGCAATGATTATGCCCCTCCCACTCCATACTGCCAATCCATTTCAAAAGGTTCGTTCTTGTGTTCATAACAAGCATCACAGTGGTGGGCGTTTTTTATGGTTACTGTTGGACTCAATGGCAATCGCCTCAACTCCACCGATATGGCTTCACCTTCTTCGGTATTCAGGGTGGCACGACAACTGCAACACGCAACGTATATGCCAAGTTTTTGACAGTCTGGACAAAGCCCTAAATCGTGGCAAGGAATAACTTGGTCACTATGTAACTTGCCACAACCCTCACAGGTTTCAAGCCCTGTATACCCAGTAATGTGGTTTCCGTAATAAATTGTTTTCATCTCGTATTTCCTTTCGGCGTTAGCCTTTTTGTTTACACTGAATTGTGCGGGGGGTTTATTTTAGAATGTATGTTGGTAGTAGTTCTGTTTTTTCTTGTGAATCCTTAATATACGCAGAGATGTGCATAAGATTGTCACCCATGCCACAACTGTTCAGTGGCTCTGTTTCTTTTATAATGCTCAACAGTTCTTCCATCTTTTTCCAGTTGTCGATGGCTTTCTGTCTGTCGCTGTTGAGTCTTTCCAAGCGTTCTAGTTCTAATTTTGTAATCTTGTCTGGGTTAATTGTTACTTCGTTTGCCATTGTTTTCATCTCGTTTTTCATCTCGTTTATCCTTTCGGCTTTTCGCCTTTTTGTTCATATCGGTAATATACCACAATTTTCTTTATATGTGTTGATATTATTAGAAATCGTTCTTTTTAGCAGGATGCCTATTGAGTGGTAAACAAGCGTTCATATCACGCTTCATCACGCTTTACCCCAAATTTATCACGCCTTCATCACGCCTATACAGCTCCATATAAGCCCATACAGGGGTTTTGGGGTTTTTGGCGTAACTAGGGCATATTGACCGCAAGAACCCACGTAATAGTCCGTCTGGGTCTTATTTTCGATACTCAGGATATTTGTTCCAAACTCGGAAGGCTATCGAAGCTTTTATTTGAGATTCTACTTTTCCCGCAGACTCTTGATGCTCGTAAAGCTTTGCGTAGTTTTCTTTATTCTCATCCGATGCGCTGATGTATCGAGTAATTATTTTCTGATGTTCAAAAACGTCACTGGGAAACACAGACTCTTTTGCACGACCCCTGCCCCACAGCGCAGGGTTTTCTTCCCAAATAAAATCTTCCATCAAGGTCGCAGGTGTGCGCCAATACTCGCCCATACCCTCACTGGAAGAAAAGTATTCACGAAGCGCAGACTTTACTCGCTTAATATCTACACAGCCATGAATAACATTGTCAATAAAAGCCGTCTGAAACTTTCCAAAACCTCGTTGTCGGTTTTCTGGGATAACATTCCAAGCATCTTGAACTTGAGTCCTGTTCATATAAGATGAATTTGCTCTTTCGGATGAATTTATAACAACAGGTTTTTCAATTACAGTTTCATCTTCATATTCATATTCAAGGGGTGTTGCCTCTTTGTTCAGATTTTGTTCAAGTTGTGTTCGTTTTTTATTCCTAGACTTCCCACTAGCACGACCCGCTTTCGCCTTTGCTTCACGAATCTTCTCGTCATTTACCATGCGCCTAGAGTAGATAACTCCATCTTTTGTGCGTGAGAATACTCCTACAGATTCCATCGCCTCAAGACATTCTTCTACTGTTTTGATATCCAAACAACCAACCATTCTGCATAGCTGTTCAGTAGAAACTGGCTGACCATTCTTGAGCGAAAGGTATCCTCGGTCTGAACTTTCATACATGAGCGATAACATGTCTATCCATAAGCCACGCTGAGTAAGTGTCATCATTCTTACAGCAGGGTCTTTTAACCAATCGCCTGTGTAAAATAATATTGCGGGCATCTTTTGTACTTTTGGCATATTTGCCTCCTTTTTTTATTCTTGAATAATATACACAAAATTCTACACTTGTGCTGAACTTTTGCTATTATCTTATTTTTAGTATGCACTTATTTGAAATAGACAATTATGTGAACCACAAAGTAAAGCCCTCTCCGTTCTATATAGCTGTACTTTCCAACGATTTGTACAGTGCTTGTAAGCTTTGCTTTAGTCCAAACGATTTGGTGGATGCGGTCAAATATATCCAAGACCGAGTTCCATCAAACGCAAAGGGTACTTTGTTCAATGTCGAACAGTGGTTAGAAGGTAAAAACAATTAGAAGACATAGGAGGTAAATATGTCTAAAGAATGGATATTAGTATCAGAGCGGTTGCCCGAATTACCAAAGACAGAAGAATGTCCCGATGGCGTTCCATGTCACAGTTATTTATGCTTGGTTGAGCGGGGCGAAGAATCGTATCACCACCAGATATTGATGGTATGGAATGGGAAACACAGTACCTCTAGTGGTGATAGAAAACAACAAGACGGCAAGTTATTAGATTCAAAAGAAACTGCAAGTTGGCTAAACATTTCCTATGGTCAACTCTGGAAACTTAGAACTTCAGGTCAGATTCGGCATTGCAGAATTGGCAAGAAGGTTTTGTTTACATCTGAATGGATAGAAGAGTTTATATCTCAGAATACAGTCGAGGGTGTAGTTCAGTTTAAGGACGGCAACAAAGTAAAAAAAGTTGTTGCCTGGATGGAACTACCAGAACTGCCACAAGAACTTAAAAGCGAGGAGGTCGCAAATGTCTAAAGAAAAATTATCAGTATGGGAAACACTTTCCCGAATCGACTGCTCAAAGTATGTCGAAAAAAAAGGTATGTTCGACTTTCTACCGTGGGTTTGGGCTTGGAGCATTCTAAAAGAGAATTACCCCAAGGCTAAGTTCGAGTACATTAAAACCGAAAACGGCAAAACAGCATTCAAAGACGAAGAAGGGTACGCATTTGTCAGGGTTGCTGTTACAGTCGAAGAGGAAACAGTCGAAGAGGATTTGGCTGTTATGGATAATAATAATAATGACATCCAAAACCCAAAACCCACGCAAATCAACAATTCGCTGAAAAGATGCTTAGTAAAGGCGATAGCTTTTCATGGCTTAGGAATAAATGTTTACGCAGGTGAAGACACCGTAATGTTTGAGGATGAACTTAAACTTACAGAAGATTGTCGAAAAGAACTCGTCAAAGCTATCAGGTCACACATGGACAAAGACACTAAATGGGCGGGTGCTGTGTTTGGGCATTGGGATTTAACAGATGTAGACGAGTTTTCAGATGAGCAATTAGTAGCAACACACGAAAGAATCCCAACACAGGAGAAAAAATGATGGAATTTGCAACAGTTACAAAAGTAGAACTAATTAAACACGCAGGTGGTCCTGCGATTAAGGTTTGCTTGTGTCGTGAAGACGTAAACCTTCCGAACAAAGAACGGTACACGCACGACTACATTGGGAAAACCGCCCCTGCCTCCGTTGCGCTAAGATGGTTTTCAATGCTTGGTTACACATCCGCAGATTGGGATACATTTTTTAAGCAAGATGTATTTGATTTAATAGGTCTTCGCATTCAAGCAGATTTCTCAAACAAAGAAGTCGAAGGGAAAAGAGGTAAGTTTACCGTTGTCGAAGTTAGGAACATCAAGAATGTTTCAGGCGATTCACAGGAAAAAGAGATTCCAGTTTCATCTGTAGCGACAAAAGTTCCAGATGATGACATACCATTCTAAGAGGAGTATTTTATGTGTTTAATTTATATTTATACGTCAGATGTTGCTAAGGCGTTTGGTGTTGAAGTTTCAACTATTTACCGATGGGTGGATTCAGGTAAGCTTCCAAAGCCAATTCGTCTTGGTGGTATGCGATGGAATAGAGATAGTTTTGTAGAGTGGGTAAATTCTAATCACCCTGGTGTTATACTACCAACCGCAAACCTTGGTATTGATATTTATGATGTAAAATGATATAATTACGCTATTCATATTGTGGCGAAAGTCACAATTTCCTTTACCCCGCCCATAGTTGCGAGAACTTATCCCTCTCGTTGGGCGGGGTTTTTTATTTCCTCTTTCGCTTTAACTATCTCCCCAAGAAAACACGCTGTTCTAATCATTTCCTTTGGTATCTTTGTTACATGACCACACTCTTTTTCTCCTATTGAATCCGTAATTGTTATATGCGTATCAAAATCACCTAAAACAAAACCAATGGTTTTCATTACTGGTGGTGTGACTTCTTTTATATGCTGTATGTCAGACAAATCTTGCCAACCAGAATCCCCGATGGTTTCAGCATCAACCCAAGTTACCCGTATCATTTTCATTATTTAGCCCTAACAACTTCCCAACCTATTACATTGTTTGTTGAAGACGTTACATAGAACCGAAGCCACATTGCTCCCAAACCTTTTGGCGGTCCTCCTCGCTCAACATGCCAACCACCAAAGCCATCCATGTACTCATCTTTGTAAGTTCCACAGCGCACATGTAATGCTTCGTCCATACCGATACGACCCGATTTAAATAACTTCTCCCTTGCTATAGGCACAATCCATTGGTCGTGGGTGTGACCAGAACAAATGATATGAGCTTGTGGATAAATCACCGCCATACGATTTGTCTGGATAACCCCTCTGGTAACTGGACCACCGCCACCTGAGCCATGATAATACTTCATGTTGCACTGGTTGATAGAGCCATTCAATTTAATCATAAACCGAATCCAACCACCGTAACCGCCAGAATGAACTTTATGTCCAGAAATAGCAGACATTCGTTCGCAAGTCCGTTCAGTCAAATCCGTTTCATGTCGTTTTAGTATGGATGTTTCGTGATTACCCCTACCAATTACTACAAAGTTCTCGGCAAATGGAGCGTAAAAATCTGATGCACATTCAACTAGCGAGTCAATGTACCTACCTTCCTGCTGTTCGGGTCTTGTTGCCGTAAGGTCTGACCTTTTATCCCACTTGCCTTGCATCGCACAGTGCATATCCCCGACATCTATTATCCCTGCACCCCTTTCCCTTGCTAACTTTAGGTGCTTCAATTCTAAAGCATGGTCAGTGTGAGCATTATCGTGATGTCTGTCACTAGACAACAGAAAGTATTGTTCCCACTTTGAGTTAGTCGCATCCACACGAACCGTATGACAATTTCTATTCTGCTCTATTACTTCCCACGTTAGTTTATTATTTGTTTTTCCCACATCCACATCCGCCACTCCTCTGATTTTCTATTGTAATTGCTTGACCCCAAAACCCCTTCGGGCATTGTTCTTTTGCTAGTTTCGTCTTAGGACTAATAAAGCATCCACACGCCCCACACGAACTTCCCTGCCGAAACTCACACACTTCGCATATACTTCTTCTCCCTTCAATTTCAGATTTACTTGCCAATCCTATACCAAGTGTTGCTTTTGTTATGCCCGTCACCCCCGTTCTAAATTTCTCAATGCGTGATATTCTTTCTTTTGTTTGCTTCTCTATATTTTTTACCATTGAAAGTTTAGATAAGTTATTTTCACCCACACTCGCAACATTGGCGATAACTTCTTTTATAGGCATATTTGCATCGTGGTAGGTTATTTTAAGTTTCATCAGATGCTCCAAAATAATTAGTATCTAAGTTGAATTGTACAACCTTATTCTCCAACACTTTTGAATCTACTTTACATTTTTTTGACTGACAATAAGCAAAAACCGTATAGTCAAAACTGCACTTACGAGTCATATCCTGCTCAGAGTTTACTGCTATGCAATTTCCAATATGCAACCACATAGACCATTCAAGCGAACCTTCTGAGTAATTACCTAGGTAGTTAGCTTCGTCCACCTGCGGAACTTTTGCTCTCTTGTCTGCAACCGCACCTGTTCGCACAGTTTTGTTTAATGACTCTTTGAGATAATTCGGGGCATATTGGAAGGGTGACAACCTGTTATATGTTTCAACATCTTGTGCAGTCGGACTATCTATCATGGGAATCTGTAGTGCATCTGAAAACGAAATAGGCACTGAGGTCTTAACATTATTGATGTCAATATCTATTTCAGTTTCTATATTGGTTGGGAATAAAAATATAGAATCCCAATCTCCCATTTGTTTCTGTCTTGGTGGCGGTTCTGGTGGGCTACCATTAGGAGGAGGTGGTGGGTATTCACAACAGTTTGGGCTACCATCAGAGTCCGTAATACAACAACCCCAACACTGATGCCCCGCAGTTCCGCAAGGAGCTTCACACTCGACTTGTGGGCAGAAACTCATACAATCAAACCGTCCATTCAGTATAGGATTTTCTCCATAGCAGTCGCCCGTACAAAAAACGCAATCTGCCAGAACGTCATCATTGGTTGGGTGGCATTCCACATGACCATCAGGAAATTTATGACATTCACCCGATATCCAGAACGTGTGCCACACCGCATCTGATGGCAAAAGTCTTGCTTCAATAACTCCTACAACTTTGTAACACCCAGGGCTATGGCTTCCCGTACTATTTTGAACGTACAGTTTTAGGTAACGCCGAGAGTTCCATAAATCATTTGTTGCCCAAGTGTACGCATATTCTGGAAAGTCACAAGTAACACCAGGCGGTAAATCACCGCACCAACATACAGAAGCTTCTCTTTGTAAGAGTAATACTTCGCAGTCTTGACATGGTGTACCACCATCCACAGGCGTTGTGTTATTTGTAATGCAAGTCGGAAGATTCCAATAGAAATCATTTAACGCATACTGTCTACTGGTAATCTCCTCATTCATAAACAAACATTCACCACTAGGGTGAGTTGGTCCACAAAGGTCTTGTTCGTCTGCTGAGAAATTGAGTTTCATGGCAGTTCTATCTGTGTCACAATCAACAGATTTTATACACCTGCACTGTGGATATTCAGGATGACAGTCACAAGCTCCGCATTGCTCAAAGATTCCATAACACGAATCGCAAGCATACCTACACAATCTTTTCCCTCCTCCGTAAACCCAACTTGGGTCTGGAACTTGGAATACCTCAATATCTAAATCACAGAAAAGCGGTCCTGGACTAACTGACTCAGCGCACCCACCAGAACCAGATTTGCCACCACCGAGCTTGCAACCATTATTTAATACCCATTCATAAAAAGGTTTATTGCATGGACCGTATCTTTGACTACCATCTTCATTGAAATTGTATAAGGTATATCCACACCACCCCTCTGCGGGTGTTCCGTCTTTTCCTCGTAGAATTAACACCTCACCAATCTGCGGATTCCACTCTGGTATTTCCGATTTGCATATATTATTCAAACCTATACATTCAACACCACCCCAACACTGTGCGACAATAAGATACAATTCGCAACAACAACCACTTTCATATTTTCCTATTGGGTCGCCATCTCCATCGTAAATGTCTGTGCCAAGCTCAAAAGTTATTGGTCCTAAATCTTCCTGTTTTATTATCCAGTTTCCATCTGTGTCTACTTCCCCATCGTCCTGAATGCTTCCATCGCAATCCTCATCGCAAGGTGGATGCCATACTGCAACTCCCCACGCATTGTAGTTGGGTGTGCCATTTGGGAAATATGGTCGTTTTACATGAAGAACTTTTTGGCAATTTTTAGACCCGCTAATTCCAGGTCTATTGCAAGGCATTACATTGTCATCGCCCCAACCACTCGCATCAGGGTCTACAACACATTGTCCAAATTCACAAATATATCCATCTGGGCATTGAGAATTATCTGTACAGGTTTGTTCGCAGTTAGCGCATACTTCATCACAGTCGTTGCAATCTAATTGCCCCTCACCTAGCCAAGTACCGCCTTGCTGTATGCATTCAAATTCGTCTGTCGTTTCACAAAAATGACCACACTGAGGAAACGGATTACAATAACAACAAATGCCCTGTGGGTCTTGACCCGTCATATACCACCCCATGCGCTCCTATGAGTAGAAGGTGCATCCTCAACAGCAATAGGATGTTCGTTTGCCCAAACAACTGTATTGTTCGGTGTGACTTCATTATTTCCGAACTCATCTATATAATTACGAACAAGAGGATAGTATGAAACCAGAGAGTCAGGGCGAATCAATGTAGGTGTTAAACCGCTCGCCATTGCTTGTATGTCCCCATCGCTCAAAGCAACATTCCATATTGCACATTCAGCAATCATGCCATCAAAAGGTCTTGACCAAACGGCTGACCACTCGCCAATTCTTATCCTATCAACCGATGATGGTGTTCGACTTGTCGTACTAACTGTTCCACCCACCCCATCTAGGAACGCTTGCCTTGAAACACTTGATGTGCAAACACCCGCAACATGTTGCCAAGCATCCGCACGGTAATCATCTGCCGCTTGTGCGATACTCCCACCAGAGGAATCACGCGATTCCATTGTAACTTTTTTGTATGTTGCCCGAAGGTTTAATGCGTACGCTTCGTTGCTTCCAGATGAACCTACGGCTATACAAGCATCATGCCCTGTTAATGTACTTGGATTTACCCAACAAGCGAGTGTGAGTGGGGGTCCCGTTACCGTTGAGGCACTCGTACTGGTTAGGTAGTCTGCACCGTCCCCATCGCTAGAATCAAATACTATAGCCATTAAGTTCCTCGTATCTCCACCCCTAAAAGTTCCGCATCGCCCGTAGCCGTATCAGTTGAAGCATCACGCTCAATTTGTATAGAAAACAAATCTCCTGCGGTAATGTTATCCATGTTCGCACCTTCAGTTACCGTTACTGTTGTAATTGCAATTTGCCCCGATGTACTCGGTACAGATGTATCCGTCACAGTTGTCGTGTTTGACCAAGTGTTAGTATCTACGTCTATATCATTAGAGCCAAAACGGTCAAAATATACAATCCAATCTACATCACCAGAAGTTGCTGTTGTCATCATAAAGTGCAAATGAACCTCTATATTACCACCCCTATATTGTTTAGGCATCAAACCTAAAAAAATAGTTTTTTCATTTGTAGTGTCATCAAAATCTAAAACAGAATACACATTCCTAATATCTTTTGTGGCATAATTCGCTGTAGGGAACAAAGCATTCTTGGCTGTGAACACAGCAAGTGTAGGTGTAAGATTTTCAACCGTTACAGTTAATCTTGGTCTGCCCTCGTTGTCGTATGTAAGTAAGTCAAACATTTTTAACCACCATCATATACTGGGGCTGAGATGTTGTCACATCCCCATTAAGTTCAATCACTAGATTCTGTCCACCATAGGGCGTGATAGGCGATTCGTATACCAATCTTTCATCTGAGGATAGTTCAATCTCTGGCATAAGCTGTATATACTCATCATCTTCACCCGACTTTAAGGTGTTGTGTATTCTTATCTTAGGCGTAATTTTTGCTGTATCAGTATTCGTAATGATTATCTTTGAAATAAAATTAGAACGGGATGGTTGCCCCTCCATTAAAATTACCTCGTTTGTCCCATCGAACAAACCCGTAATAATTTTACTGTATGCTAACTCCGCAGATTCTTGAGTTGTGTATTTAATAGCCATTATTGACACTCCTGAGTTTGTACTTCTTCCCCTGCTATAAACAAATAATTGCAACCACCTTGGTCACACATCGGTATCTCTGGCTCATCATCAGCAGTTCCCTTTGGAACAAAGGCAAACAAAACCAAGTCGCCTATTTTAAGTGGCTCATAGCACATGTTTGGAATACTACGGTCGGTCGGCTTTAACAAGTCTTGGTCATTTCCAAATGTTTCTTCGTCAGATAACCTTTCCAACACATAACCCTTCGCCACACACCCACCCGCATCCATTATTATTCCAACAACACTACAAAGCAAATCGTTTGAGGAAGAAGCCCCACCTGTAATAACTTCAGCTTGCCCGTCTGGTCTGTTTAGAAGAAGCCCTCCACCCGTAACCACTGAAGAATTTGAAAAACTTGTTGTTGAAAAACCAAATGCAGGATTGTGTTTGCCACCTAAAATCCTTGTATATTGCACACTACTTGAAAATCCATACTCTTGCAAAGTACATCCTGGTATAGCCCTAGCATGATGCCAACCTACAAACATTGCAGTTCCCGAACAGGCGTAATACCTTGCGTAATAACACTTCGATAGGTGCAAAGCTCTTTGAAGCAAATCATCTTTTCTTGCTTGAGTCAAGCCTAGAGGCAAATCAGTTTCTAGCGGGTCTATGGTGATGTGTGTAATGCCACCAACCGCCAATTCGCTTGCAGGTATTTCTGTTGTTTTTGTTTTTATGTGGTCGGTTAAACTAACCGCATTCCCACTATAAGAATAATGTTGATTTCCCGTAAACGGCTTTCCATGCTCACACCCATTGACCTGATACATTACATATTTACCAGTTGGGGTTCGTGCAGGAAAATTTACATCAACAGATGAGGGTATTTCTTGGTTGCCATCTTCTGCCCTAGCCATCCATTTGTTCATTAAAACTTCGGGTTCTTCTGGGATTCTATCAAGTGGGTCTGGGAAATCATCCTCTGCCCAATCATCATTTCTTTCTGGACTCCCAAAGGCACATTCTAACTGACCGCTTTTGTAAAACTCTGACAACCTGTTCCACAGTTGGGTCGCACATCTCCAACCATCTCCAATATACTCTGCCACCATCCAATGCGTAGAATCATTATATTCCATTGATGGTTCTTGACTTCCATATACATATTCAGATTCGTAATTGACCCCGCAATTTGTCGGCTCTCTTAACTGTAGCTGAGGACAAGCAATAGCACCGCAAGACATCAACACCCTGTCTGCAAGTTCCGCATCTGACATTTCCCTCTCATATCCCCATGCGTTAAATGAGTTGTCTAGTGTCTTCAGCCAATTCAGGTCATACCACAAGTGTAACTTATCTGAATCTAAAGAACCCGCCTGTACTGGTACGTCACCCTCAATTTCGTTTGTTACGTCCTCGCTTGCAATAGAGAAATCGCTTCCATATTTATTATTACTGCTTTGACCCGTATTGTTAGAACCAAATATATTTAGGTTGTATCTCCAATCATCAACCGAAACTATCGCCAATGTTGTCCTGTCAACTCCAGAACTGGGCTGTGCAAAAACCCTGTGAATCCTATAATTATTGGACAACTTCCACTTGCATGGACCGACTATTGCCCACAAATCTAAATCCATCCAATTCATGTTTATAGGCAAATAACACAAGATAGACATTTGCCCTACATTTGTAAATCCCGAAGGTACAGACAGTTTGTTTATACTAGATACATCAACCCCTTGTTGCATTAAAAGTATAGCTATCTCGTCTGTGACCTTCATCGACATAGCCAACTCTGTCAGTTGCCCACCCGCATCGTACGCTATCCCGAATTGGTTTAAAGCTGACATATAACCTCCTTGTCAAATTTGCCCTACTGGAATACTAAAATCAAGTTCATACGTTTCCCCAAAATTTGTACTTGGATTCCATATAGTAGAACCCCTTATGTCTATTTCACTATCGGTTCTTGGGTCAAACGGTCTTGACATAACGTATCCTGATGGATTGTTGAAACAAATGGTCAAAGTAGCTTCCTCGCCAAGATAATAGGTTATTGGTATTGTTTCACCTTCAACAACCCCACCACCACCATGACCATAGAGGTATCGAAGTGTTCGGTTTATCGTCCTTGTGTAAACCCTGTTGCCACTAGCATCTATTTCACCTGCGGTTACTGACGTTTGTTCATCAACAGTAATGTGATTTCTGTTTACACCAAAATGCAACATGGGTGGTGGAGAACCGCTACGTGTCAATGTATATTCACTCGTTATATATATATCTGGTGGACCAGTTGTAATTGGTATGTGCTTTGAAACCATAGCATTCGTAGAGGTAACAGCTATGTTTTGCTGAATAGTTACTCGTTCGATACCAGTAACATTCATGTACTTATGAGCAATAGCATCTGGAGATTGCGCTTCTTCTCCAAATTCCTCTCCTAGCAAATCTTCTGCCTTGGGAGTCGGTACTGGCTTCCCTAAGTCTATTTCATCCAGATTGTAAATATCTTCAACTACAGTTCCTTGATTATTTTGTCCACCCGTAATACCACTACTTCCCGTATGAGGGCTACCTGGCATAGTCATCAACTGCGCTTTAGGAAAATCACCGCCATCATATCCCGCATACGGAATAAACATTTGTCGTTTGAACGAACATATTAAAGCATCTCCCCACTCGCTACCAGACGTTGCAATGTTGGTGTCAGTGACAAAATCTCCTAGTATCCCAAAGTTTAAATTAGTAAAAGAACCTCCCCTAAGTGAACCCGTAACATTTGCATCTAAACCTTGGGCAGTAACCCGCAAACCTATTACCTTTTTTGAAAATATATCTCGTTCGCTAATCGTAAGAGATGTTATTAAATCTTTTGTAGCCCCTGTCCACTGTATTCTTTTTGTGCTTGCATCAAGAAGACTTGCAAGTAAATCCGCAGTCTTTGCATTTGAACCACCTTCTAGCTCTGCTTCAAAAGTTTTTATCCCCAAAAGCCCCGCACCAGAATCTAACATTTTCTTAAACGTAAACGAACCCGAACCTCTTTTTGCGGGACTAGGCAATCTTCTTGCGTGTTCTTGAAATACTAGAGTGTACAACAAAGTGTCGCCCTGTTGGTTGGTTGCCCACTCCATAGACTTTAATCTAAATGTTGGTGGAACACTGGGCATAACCAGATTTCTGTATGAGTCTGGGTTTCTTCCTAAATCCGCAGACCCAGAAGTACCTGCAAGGGGCGCATAGGGTTTAATCCTTAATGTTCCATTAACTTTCCAAGTCTGTAACCCTCCCTCGGCAATCGTGAATGTTTGTTTCCAAACGTGGGAAAGAACTGAATAAGATAAATCTTCATCTGCACTTCCATCATTCTTTGATTCGACCCACGTAAAGGTGAACGAAACCATTGCGTTTGCAGTTCCATAAAATTCATTTATTTCAAAATCGCACTTCGGGAAACCGACCGCATCAGTATTTCCTGCAAAGTTGTATTCTGCGCCACTAGAATCTGCGTATGGCAACGCCAACCCATCAACTTTGTCGAAGTCATTGTTGCCAACACTGGTAATCGTGGTGGTATCCTCTTTAATTACTAAGTTGCGACCAACTTTAGATAGATGTGTTCTGCACTTAACTAAAGATTTAGTTAAATCTCTTTCAACAACATTTAACAAAGCTGTTCCCGAAATCGTATGCTCGGTTGTCCAGTGCGTTTGAGTATCATCTGCAAACAATGGACTGCTTGAATAGTTGGCAATGCGTATGTGAGTCCACTTAGCACTTCCAGAACCCTCTGACCCAAAATTGTTGTACGTTATTTTGTAAGCCATGTCACATCCACCTAAGCCCATTGCTTAAAAGCCACGAACCAATTGTTAAACCTGTATTCAATGATGACGATGATGGTGAATTACTACCGTTTGAAGGAACTGTTTGAGCTTGGGTATTAAACTTTGGATTCCAAGCACCGCCTGAGAGTTGTGCGCCAACATTAGCCATGTAAGCATTCCAGTTTTCTATCCACTGGTCGTCTTTGCCATCTTTAATCTCTTTGAGTATTCTACCTAGTGCTGTGTTCGTTCCTTCAATACCCTCTTTTAGGTCGTTGAAATTGAACATATCAAATGACTTTCCAGTTATTAAGCCCTGCAAAAAACCAATTGGATTACTTCTTATCGTAAAAATAATACGTAACATTCTTAATATAACCCTAGTTAGCATCAAAACGGCTTCGATAAGAGGACCAAAAGTGACAAGAAGTTCACCCAAAGACTTTAATATATCTGTGACAATACCTATAACCTCTGTTCCTAGCATTTGTAAAACTGTCATAGCATACGCCTTGAGTGGAAGTATCGCATCTTTCAACCCACTCAAAGCTTTTGATGCTTCTTTCGTGGCGGGTGCAATCATGTGTGCGAATCGCATATCCCTCGCAAGCCCACCGACCTTTTTCTTTGCAGACAAAACAGCCATCTCTGCATTTATACCCGCATATTTATGTGCCATTGACGATAGTGTTTTTGCCAAGCCAATAAACGCAGAAATTATTTTTTTAACAATGACCCCTAGAGCAATCACAACACCCGCCACAACCGCAATTGGTCCTGCGATTGCCCCAATACGACCCGCAATTGCACCTATGCGAGTCCCTGCCATAGAACCCTTCATGCTCGACCCAAAAGCACTACCGTACTTCGTTGGTCCAGACTCAGGACCACGCATGCCACCAACGCCATATATTTTGCCAAGTGCTTTGTGTGTTAGGTCGCCTATTTTCTTCCCTGTTTTACCCATTATTGAACTTAGGGAATCGGAAATTGACTTACCCGCTTTTTTACCACCGTCACCTAAAGCTTTATCAAAAGCTTCTTTGACTTGTGATTCGTCTGCCTTTACCGCTATATCAATTGTTCCAAGATTTTCAGCCATTTTAACTCCAGACTATTTCGTATCCTACTTGGAAAGTATCTTCGTAATATACCCAACCTGGTTCTGCATCTGATTCTGTTGGCGTTGAACCAGAAATCCAACGGACAGGTATTGTTGATTCGCCATTTGCAGTCGAGTGTATTAACACCTGACGAACATCGCCTATTGTTTTCATTACACCAAATGTTGCATCGGTAATTCTTTCGGTAGAGTGTCCAGATTGGTCAAGAAACACCCTAGTCCATACAGCTACTCTAAATGTTTCTTCCACCAAACCTAGTCCCGAAACCTCAGTTTGTGGTAGTGGAACTCCAGGAATAAGCTGTATAAAAAGCGAATCCGCAGGGGAAAACACAGGCATTGGCGTGATGTAGATAAAATCATCATGCACACCAGATACAGTTCTTAGGTCGGTTAGCAAACCCTCATAGACTTCTCTTTGCGTAGTAGTTGCCATAAAGTATTACGCAATCAAACTATCCGCAATAGAAGCGGATGTGTGATAGGGTATTTGTATACCCAAATCCTCAAGACCTAAAAACTTATTTAAGTATTTTTGAAACTCACTGGTTGTGGACTGAGTAATAGTAACTTTAGCCAAATCTTTTACAATGAAATCCGTTGCACCTGGAATAACTGCAATATGGAAACTTGACTCGTTGGTTAAATGTTGCATCCTTATTACTTGCAAGCCGTCTATGTATACGTTTCCATTGTTTGTCACAGCCGTTGTTAGTTCTACACTTATGCTGTAACTAGAATCTAGCACTAATGGGGTTGAAAATGTTACTGCCTTCGCAGTCCATGTGTCATCCACCAACCCTACTAAAGTAACAGACTCATCTGCAGTATCTAAAACTGTTGAGCCGTCTGCTTTGTAAATACGTATTTTTAAAACTCCTGCTGATACACCCGCATCTACTTTAATCCAAAAGCATAATCCATATCTGGTTTCGGGTTTAAACTTTGCAGTAGTCTGTCCTGCTGTATTAAATGTTTGAGTAATTTTTGTAAGCTGTGAGCCGTCACCCTTAATACGTAAACATTTAGCACCCCTGTGATAACCTGTGTTTTCTAAAAGTGTTGTGCCAATAGTGCCTGTCGCCACTGTCCAGTTGTCTGGTGTGTTAGCCACTGTGAAGGTTTCAAAATCTCCATTATTTAACATGTTACGACCAACAGCATTGGACTGCGAATATGTTGGGTCTGATACCGCAATGGTGTTGGTACTTCCGTAACCACCTGGAAATGCAGGGTCACGAATATCTGATATTGCCTTGTCGCTCATAAGAGTAAAGCTTTCACGCCCTGCTGTTCCAGAAACCTGTGCATCTTTTACACACTCAAGTGTCGTGTAACCTACTCGCAAGTATTGGAATTTTTTACCCTCGCCATTGGATGTAGAAGTGAAGAATCTGCCACTACCTGTACCCGTAAAACTGACGGGTGAATCATCGCCAGTTAATGAAAAGACCGCATCTTCTACATGGTCTGAGGTACTCATTTGGTCTACAAGTTCTTCCAATGCTTGCCGTAATGTTTTTTGGTTCAAGGTTGTGTCATCGTTTACCATTTCAATAACGCATCGCTTTGCGATGTTTGAAATAGTGTACATAATGTCACCCGCACTTTTTTGCCAATTTAAGATGGCATCTTTCGCTGTAAAATCAGAAACCATGTGCATGTCAGCCGAAGTAAATTCATCCACAACATCTTCGATTTCATCTGCCAAACTTCCTGAACCTGTGCCTTGATGCGCTTCAACTTTTCTTGCAATAAAAAATAGTTTTCCTAGTCTTTTAAATAGACCGTTTGATGTTTCGAATGTTACTGCCATGATTGATTCCTCATATTCTGCTTATTTATGTTCATTTGTAATTTAACCAATTCGTTATCTGGTAATCCTGCTTGAGATGCTAGTCCCACAAGAACTTCTGGATTTAGTATTGCTCCAACACCTTGGAAGTATTCCAAACAGGTTAATGCTCTCATCTTCGTAATTCTTGCCATTAAACCAAGTTCGACTTCTCCTCTTGACAAGCCCCTGACATTTGGACACCAACCATATACTTTGGCAAAATTTGCATACGGTTCTACGACTTTCCCATGTTTTCAATTGCCACCAACACTTTTGAGCCGACCGAAAACAATTCGTGGCTATTGAAGCTAGACATTTGCGACTCGCTCCACCCAACATCTGAAACTGCCTGTGCAATATCTGTGGCTTTTGCATTGCCATCATCAACGCCTGGTATCTCCGCACATCTTGATGCCAATTCAAACCCATCAATAAATATAATGCCCTTGTTTTTAACTGTGACTTGGAATACATGGTCATCGTTGCTTGTTTCAATTACTTTCATTAAAATATCCTCCTGTTAAAAATTAAGATTCTGTGTAAATTACGCTTCCGTCTTCTAAAGTGTTGTCTGATTCTGCATACGGCAAGCAAAGGAAATTTAAAGCCAATCTCTGTGGTCTATTTCCGAAGTCCATAACCCTGATTCTACCGTCTATAACACAGTTGCGAAAAGTGTAGTCGCTTCCAATACTGGTCACAAGTTTGATAGCACATTGCCCATCTGTCGAATAGGTTTGGTCTGCAACACCTACGGCTGTATCAGCACCAAGCATCAATGCACCTATATCACCGATGGAAGATTCAACTATTGTGCCAGGCAACATTTGTGTTAAATCTTCTAGTGCATCTAAGTCCCACTTAACTAATGTCATGCTTAAATAGCCCAACGCACCAAGATTGACGTATTGGGCGGGTATATGAGGACCAAACTCTGTCGTGTGGATTGGCTCTTTAAAATACTCTAGTTCAAATGAAATTAAATCGTTACTGTCGGTTTGTCCTAAAGCCGTCCCACTAAAACTTGACCCCGCAGTACTGCTTGTATCATATTGGACGGTTGTAGCTCCGCTTATGTTAAAAATGTTTGCCATTTTATTTCTGTCCTTGTTTTCTAATTCTTCTTTTTATTACTCTTGATATAGCTTTAATGTCTTCTGGTGGAGCATTCGCAATCTTTCTTGGCTTTACTTCCATATCGCCTTCATAATCTATTACATAATAGTCCCATTTAATAGATGCGTTACTACCTTTTTGAGCCTCTTTCAAACTAGGTGCTTCTTCTAAAAAATCTGGAATAGCACTAATGTCATGGGGAGGGTCGCCAAGCCGAGCTAGAATGCTTGCACACTTTTTGTTAAGGGGTATAGCAATTGGTCCTCTGACTGTGTAACCCTCTTGGTGTTTTAAACCATATCCCGTTCCGTCTTTAAGAATCCACCGAACCCTATTTGTCGAATTTTTTAAAGATTCCGAGTGCAGGTTGGACATTAGAACACCAGTGTCACGTAATGCTTTTCCACCTTTTCTGTATCCTGCGCTAAACCTTGTTGCCCAAAGCTCCTCGTACTTATGTGTTGAGTCGCCTTGGTTTCTAATTCTAGTTTTAGCCCTATCAACCAACACAGTAGATAGCTCTTGGCTATTTACCAAGTCGGTAATTCGTGTCATCAAAGCACCACCAAGTTCACTGGATTTAATGCGTAGTGTTGCCATTAGTATTTATTGGTAATCCTTCTAGGGAAGTTCATGCCATCAGAAGGCATATTTAAATTACTTCTCACGTTTGAGCTAATAATAAACGCCTTTGCCTTACCTGCATCGTGGGTGGTACTTAGATTGAACACCCTCTTGCCTTCCCGCAATTCTTCAAGAGTCGCTGTAGCTTCTCCAACCATTGCAATCATGTCAGGTGGTATTTGACCCGTTTTGCCACGAAACAAATGTTTCATTGTCAAGGTGGAAACAAGAGTTTTTAAAGCCCAATCGTCCGAGGTTTGTAAATCAGACAAATTAGTAGATGTGTAAAGACCACCACGCAACGCATAAGACTCAACTTCTGAAGATGCTTTTTCAATAGCATTCGTTACAGTTGAGTTGTCCACGCTAGATTGTGGACTTCCCGTATACGAAGACAATTGTTTAATCATCCTAGAATCAAAAGACTCTGCTAGTTCGGATGCTGTGATGTAAGTTGCTTGTGCCATGTAATCTCCATAAAAGAAGGCGAGAGGGAATATCCCTCCCGCCCTCATAGGGGGTCGGGTTAATCATAACCCATTGTCCTAAGTATCAATCCCAAACATCTTGGAGGAGGTAACCAGAGAGAGGGGCTGTTAGAACCACTGCTGAATCATCAACTACACGACCTCGTATTCTACGATTCCATGTGTCATCTTCGGTTTCTACGGTCATATCTTCATAAGCAAAGATTGAAAGTGTTGAGAAATCTGGAACACCCTCTGTTCCCATTTGACCACCAACACGTGAAACGAATACACAATCGTCATCAAAGATTCGTGAACGTGCTTTCGTGCCACCTTTACGATTTGTAACTCGGCTAGTTGGGTCTACAATAATTCCACCAACGCCAAAGAATGTTGAAAGGAGTAGGAACTCATCAAATTCTCCTGCGCCACGAACAAAGTTAGCTGCGAAGGGACTTCCTTGGAAATACGTGCGATATTCCGCAGATTCTGTGATTGCGTGTGCGGTTTGGTCGGACATTACTGCTGTGATGTCTTTTGCTGTAACTGCTTCGTTTGTGTTAGAAAGGATGTTTTCAACTACGCCATTAAACGACTTTTGGATGTAGTTGTTTGATGCTGTTGCAGCACTCCACTTACCACCACCAACATTAGTTGCTGTGTCAGTTGTTCCTGTTACCCAGTTACCTGTTGTGGTAAGTGCTGTTGCTGCTCGGTAAGAACGAATACGCATACACTTTGATGCTGCCATTCTAGCGTGTGATGCGATTACATCGAAGTCGGCATTACCTGCTGATTTCTGTCCGAGTTGAAAAGTTGGTGCATGACGTTGAGTTCTGAATGTGCTGAATTCGTGGTCTTGTTGGATGCCTTCTGGCGCATCATTGCCATCGCCCCAAACCCAATCGGAGGTTGAAACCACGCGGGCTTGTTCCTCCTCGTCTATCTTCAAATAGTAGCCCGTATCTTTTGATACAGGAACTAATTTTGCGTATGAGTTTACTGCGAAGGTAGTTGGGTTGCGTGAAAACTCAACCTGTACTAATCCTGTCGCTTCACTGAATGTAGGGACATAGGTGTTTGCTTGTCCTGGTGCTACTTCTGCCATTTTGGTATCTCTTTTTCTTTAAGTGTTATTAGTTATTATGAAAGGTTGTGCCGTATGAAGTATGGTTGCCAAAGCATACGGATTATTTCACCGCTTGAACCAGACTCTAGTGCAAACCCACCAATTCTACGACTTGTAGTATCGGCGGTTTGGTTTGTTGCCTTACCGTCTGCATCACTTTCAAGTGGCGCACCACGTGTAATTGATGCACCCGCTTCAACCATTACGATTGAACCCATTTGCAAAGTTACATGGTCGCCATCTTCTGCGTGGTTTGCTGAATCAAATTGGCGAGTGCTTCCTGCAACCACACCTATCATGGTATCGTTTGCATCGGATTCAAGGCATTGATTATCTGCACCTGTGTTTATTTTAATGAATCGGTATGGACGAATTGTTCCACCCGCTTCTAGGTTTGGTTGTACTGAATGTGACATTATTTTATTTCTCTCTTGTTAGTTAAGATTTACGGAGTTCTTCTTGGTAGACTTTTTGGAACTGTGTTGCTTCAAGACCTTCTTGGGCAATTCGTTTTACAGCATTTTCAGAAGCTTGTTTCTTCTGGTCAATACTGAAGTTTACTTTTGTTCGTTGCCGAGTATTTTTAGTATTGACTTTTTTGCCAACTGGTACTCGTTTCATCGTTGATTTCCAGAACTTTAATTTTGCAACTGGGTCTTTGCATCCCATCAACTCTGCAAGCATTACATCTCTGTGTGCTTTTACGAGGTAGCCTTGTGAAGCAAGATTGTCCAATGCTCGATTGAATCGTTCTTTCTTCACCTTATTAGCCATTCCGTCAAGGCGTTTCTTGTACAAATCTCGTTGCCTTTTAATGCGGGAATATGTGCGTAGAAGCTTAGTTCCAGATGCAGATTTACGAAGTTTTTTGAACTCTCGTTTTACTTCTTCGTCTTCATCTTCACAGTGTTCGCCTTTGCAAAATTCTTCTTCTTCTGGCATTTCCTCATCTAGCATTTCAGCATCAAACATCATTTCTTCTTCATCTTCTGAAGGTGGTTCTGTTTCAGCCATTTGCGCTTCTAGTTTGGAAATCTTGTCCTTTAACTCATCGTTCTCAGCACGATATTTGGAGAGCAGGTCTTTTTTCAAGCTTGCATCTTCTTCGTGGTCTGGCATTGTGATGTCTGGCATCTCATGTTCCTCTTGTTCTGACCCTGTTACGTATGTATTTCCACTTCCAGGTGCTACCATTCCAAAGGTTGCGGGTCTATGAAAAACCTTTTTAGTACCTGTGCGTGTAAACTTTGTGTCCCGAAGTGGTCTGGCAGGAGTTTCCCTACCGAGCAAAGCCACTTCACTTAAATGTCCGTCTTCCCAGATTTCTGCACTTCTTCTGGGGTATTGATTAGATGCAAGATATTTTTCAAAATCTTTCTTTGACATCTCGACATCGCCAACAATACCTGCGCCCTCAAATGTAGAGTTGTCATCGCATAGAATCCGTATAGGCTTTGAGTGTATTTTGACAATATCTCCGATTGACTCTGTTGGCGAGTTCCCGTTATCGTCTTGGTGCATCAAGACTAGCTTTGGGTTAGCTCCTGCGCTCATGTGCCTTTTCGTCTTTGTGATGATAGATTCGATTGCCTCTGTGTCGAGGTCTTTTATATCTGAATCTTCTTCATCAAAGCCATCAATGTGTCCTACAAATAGTTCCAAGTCGTGTATTGTGACTTTATCGCCATTGTCGGATACTGAATGCGAAGGCATGTGCGGATTTTTACCCATACTATGATTATCTACACATTTATCAGAATATGTGCGGTTTTTTTAGTGTTTGGGCAGTTGTGGTTAGTAGTGGGTTTTTTTGTCAGAAGCTTTTTTCATGTTCTGGATGGATTCATCGGAAAATCTCCACTGTCTTCCAACCTTAGTTCCATTGATGTCCCCTCGCCTTGCCATCCGATAAATCGTATTTTCGCTTACTCGCAACATGGAAGCTGTTTCGGTCAAAGTGTAAAATGTCTTGTGCCTCATATAAAGTTCCCTCGTTTAAAACCTTCGTCTGGGTAAATTCCTGCTTTTATTAAACCTTGCTGTTCTGGCGTATTCTTCTTATTTATTGCAATCATATCTGGATTACCATATTCGTCAAGTAAACCCATGTCGTTTGCGGAATCCCAATCTATCTTTATTAGTGTAGCCCGACAGTTGTAACCATTTGGCGGTCTTAGGTTTTGCCTATCCATTTCGCCTGGAGTTGTGATGTATCCGTCCATTACTGCGTGGTGTGGTCTACTCCTATCATCTACAATTTCAGTAATCATCACCAATGGGAAAGCATCTTGCCCCTCATCGGAACGCAATACAGACATGACCCCTTCGTTAGCCGATGTCATAATGTTGGTGCGATAGATAGTTTCTAGCCGAGCATCGGTTAAATTTACTGCGCCTTCCAACTTGGAACTATCAATAAATTCTGGAAGACTAAGCGACTTATCTGGCATAACGCCACGAATAGCATCAGCTAGAAGTTTTTGAAGATTGACAACAGTTGCATGGTCCACATCGGATACCCAAAAAGCATTACGCAAAGCAGACTTTATAGCATGCGATGTTTTTTGTAGGTAAGGTAGTATGTTAAGCCGTTCAGTAGAAACGATTTCCATAGCCATGTTGTTGGCTATTCGTTCCATCTGCTCTACTTGCATGCGTAGCATTGGGACTCTGCCTTCTAAATCTGCCAATGCTCTTAGGTTGGGAGCTGATTCAAAATCGAAATCAATTCTGAACTCGTCAAACATAAAGTCAAATTCTTCTTGTATGTCCTTATCTCTGGCAAACTCTCGCTTAAATAAAGATGATTGATTTTGGTCTAATTTGCGACCTTCGCCATATTTCGGATTGTATGTTCTATTGTGAATAAAATCATAAATGTCTTTTCCATTTATATCATCTGTTCCATAGTATTCAGCTAATTCTTTAGCCGAAATTGCGTAATCTATTTCTACCGAGTCTTTAGTCCAAACATCATTTGATTCTACTGATATAGGCGAAGAATCACTACTTGCCCCTGTTGATTTTAATTTCTTATCTTTTTCACTCCAACCTATTTCTGAACTTGTTCCGTTGTAACCATCGTCTTTGTAAAATCTAGTGTCTGAGTATTTTTTATATTTGCTAGTATCTACAAGCAATATAAATTGGTTATCGTAATCACCATCTAAAACATTTCTATGTTTTGATGCAAAATCCATAATATCAAACATTTCTAAATGTTCTGGTTTTCTAAAAAACAACAATTCTTCTAAATCGTCATAATCTCCGTATGCACTATCTGTCGCTTCACCTGTTTGTGGATTTAATTTTATTAAATCTTCTTGGTCGTTATGGTGACTCAAAGATGTTCCATGCAACAAATATCTGCTTTCAAATTCTTCGTAGCTAATATCTGGAAATTTTTGTTTACCTAAACTTTTTAATTTAGTTTCTAACCTTGTTGTTTGTTTACCACCACCTTCTCCTGCACAAGTATTCCCTGGCTGAAAGCCCGCACTACCCTCTTTTCCTGCTCCGCAGTCACTTTTAGCGTGAGTTATCTTTGGGTTCTCTGGGTCGAAGTCACCCTTGTTACCTATGGCTGATTTGATTTGATTTGGAAACCATGCTATGTAGGAACTTTTATCTGTTCCAAAATCTACTTGAACTCCATCGTAACCTGTAGTTTCTGACAACGCATTAAGATAAATTTCTGCATGCTTACCTTCTATATTTTGCCTTTTAAAAAAATCATTCCATATGTGCATTGGATTTGTATATGAATCCGCAACTTCTTTTAACATCCAATCTTCAACCCCACCCGATACATCGTATCCCCAATCTTCTAATGGGTTGTAATTTTTTCTGTGTATGTTTGGTGATTGTTTTATTATATGTAATGCTTGGTCATAAGTTAATTCTAAAGCACTTCCAAAGTTTTTATCTTTAAGTCCATCTAACACAAGAGGGTTTTTTATTTTTGCATATAAAGGTAAAACTCCACCATGTTTTTTTTCTTGACCTGAAACATTGTGTTTTGATGTATACCTATTTGCAATTTCAGCAGTTTCTCCCATGTAAAAACCTAAGCCCCATTGGTCTAAACCTTTCCCAATGTGTTCGTAACTTAATTCATTAAAATCTGGATTAGGAGAACCATGATACACAACCATAGGCTCACCGTTTTTATCTACAATTTTAGAATCACCAAACCAAGATTTAAATTCTTTTGATGTTGTTTGTGCAGTTTTGTTGCTATTGGTGTCATAGACAAGAAGTACCGATGTATACTCTTTCCTTAAACCCAAGGCATCTTCTAGTGTGCCATCTGGTTTACCGCCCAACCTAAACCCCAATTCCCATAACAGTTTGACAGACCCATCGTTTGAAGATTGACCGCCAATAGTACCGCCTTCTTGTATAGCGTGTTTTATTAGGTCTGTTGCTATGCCTGTTCTTCTCTTGTCTTTATCTACATATAATTCTATGATGCTCCAATCAGTAGATGATTTTGGGTTTTTTACCAATTCCAAAAAACCTCCATCAACAGTGAACTGCCTAGCATCATCAAAGTGTGGTCTTTGTTTACTGCTCGTATCTATTCTTCTTTGTTTGGGTTTGCCCTCACCCGCACCACCACCTTCTCCCGCACAAGTGTTGCCTTCTTGGAATCCAGGCGCGTTATCTTTTCCTGCTCCGCAATTACTCGGCATCGGTGTCCTCCAGTTCGTACAGTTCGATAAGTCGCTCACGTTCCTCTTTCCAAGTTTCTGGTCTGCCCATAGTTTTGTATAAAAAGTCGAGTTGAACATCGAGTTCTTTTATGGTTTCTGGTGGTTGTGTAAAAGTTGTCATAGTGTTTTTTTCCCCACTTCAGGTCCACCCATAACCTTATAGTAATCCATAATAATATCATCAAACTCTACGCCAATCATTTGTCCTGTAAACACTTCCGCAACAAACTCGTTGTAATTTGTTGTTGCATACGTAGAAACATTATCTTTAACATAATCCCACCAATCTGGAGCGTGTTTCATGTCTGAGGATAAATCCCACGCATGTTCTTTTCCACTTCTTTGTTTTGCCTCCAAATCGGTCAAAGACCTGAAAATTTCATCCCACATAGAATGTGCGGGTAATTCAAACGCCTTTGTTGTTTCCATAGAATTTTGTTTCTCTAACAAAGAATTAAAACCGCCATACATTTTATCAATACGTTGATTCACCAGGTTTGCGTAATGTAATTGGTGTCCAATTTCGTGCAACAAGACACCCTCTATACCATCTTCTTTTTTATTTTTTGACGTAACAAGGTAGTTTCCTCTTTTGTCTAGTTCTTTGGAGTTTTCAATAAAATCTCCCGAACCGTTAAAAGTAATAGGAAAGCTAAAAAAATGCTCATCCCTTGATATAGAGCCAACAGTTCTAGTAACAGCCGTTCCCATTACACTAGCTGATGAAAACGCACTGTTATTTTCATCGTAACTGAGTTCTAAGTTAGGTATCTGTACACCTTGGTCTATAAGCATCTGCCTTACTTGTACCACCTTGTTCATAAACTTTTTTGCTTTTTTTATCGAGGACTCTCGGCTTGTATCATAATCAACAGCAACCCTTATTTCTGCCTCTCCCGCATCTCTTAACTTTAGTCTGTTTTCAACATACTCTTTTGTGCTTTTGAACTCTTTTGATTTTGAAGTAATTATTACACCTGTTGCTACTCCATCAATCTTGTATTCAAAATCTTCCATACCTCCTTGATAATGAGATTCATACTCGGAGTTGTTTGCAACTAAATATACGCTTTCAACAAAACTGTCTGCCTTTCCCATAAGAACACCGATTTCTTGTTCCTGTTCTTTCTCCGAAAGACTAAAAAATCTTTCTAACTCTTGATATAAGCCGATTGATGCTTTTCGTGAGAACGAATCTTGTTGATACACCCTGTCTGGCATTGGCGAATGGTCTTTGGCAAAACTTCTATCGTTTTTTATTTCAAAGTTCGCCAACAAATCAACAGACTTTTTTAATGCAAGATAATTGGGCTTGGGTTTGTCTAGTTTTATCGAGAATTGTTGTGCTAATCTATACCGTTCTTGGTAATCCATAGCGGGGTATGTATAGTCTGTAGTTGGTGGTTGTGGTGGTGGTCTTAGTTTTTTCCACTCATCGTTTACCTCGTTTACTTTCGCCTTTGGCATTTCACCGAGTAACATTTTTTTTACTATCTCAGACAAGGGCATTCCCGATTCTTGTAGTCGTACTGCTTCGGATGCCAATTCTTTGGGCGACATACTTTTGTATCTTTCGTCCGACCCTCCACCACCTTCTCCCGCACATGTATTCCCTTCTTGAAAGCCTGGGGCATCGTCTTTACCTGCACCACAGTCGGACTTGGCAAAGATTAGTTTTGCGACTTCGCATTCTTCTATGCCTTCGGTGTTATCTGCAACCGAGGATAGCCAAGCGGAAAAGATAGCTTGCGATAGCGATTGATATACTTTACCCCACGCCTGTATATCGTCCTTGCCCTCTACCGCACATGCTACCGCTTCACGATATTCCTGTCGTATCTGGTCGGATAGTTTTGACACTTACATATTCCAGAATACATAGCCATCTGAAACCATAATGTCGCCACCTACAACCAAGTCAAATGCGTACTGTTCGTAGTCGAAGTAAGAATCTGGATTTGACAAACCACCGCCTTCAATAAGTTCGTCTGCTAATTCTTCGTCAGATTGTTGAATCCATCCTTCTGCATCATTAAAGTCGCTTCCATGATATACGACCTCTCCATCTTCATCGACAACTTTTGAACCCTCGTCATCTTCCTGTATATCGTATCTGTTGTCGTAACTTAAATCACGCACAAGTTTTTCTCGGTCTACATAAGAACCAGGATTGTTTTTCATGATTTCTTCTACACCGCCTGTGTCATCTATCAAATCATAAACGAATCCCATAGGCAAATCGTAACTTCCTCGCCTACCCATATCACCTGCTTCACCTGCGTATCTATCTTCAAATTGTTCGACAGCATCTTCCATATTTAAACCTGTTGCATCAACATACGCCTGGAATGCTTCAGGGTTGTCATGTGATTCCATAGTGTTTGCGTAGTTTGCTATTTCATCTAAATCACCATAACCGTATTGTCCTGCCAAATCTCTTGGAACACCCTCAACATCACCAATATAGTATTCTTCGCCATACCCTTCGTTCTCACGCAAGTGTTTCCACGCCTCTTGAACATCAGATGCGTTTACCCATTCGCCTTTAAGTTCTCCTGCGTTGTATGCACCCAAGTCGCCAATCCAAACTCGCATTTCTGA